TAGTTGTAACATCCGAGAATGGGATAAACGCTTTAATAGAGGTTACATTTACACTTACTACATAATCACTATATCCGCCATCAATATCCGTAATGCGGTATGTAAACTTATCTGCACCTATGAAGTTATTAGAGGGGGTGTACGTAAATGACCCATTAGAACTTACTACCGCTACACCATGTAAAGATACTACAGACAATGAATAAGTTACAGATACTCCATCTATATCAGACGCTACCGGCAACGTACCTGAATATATAGTACCAGCTGTCACATATATAGAAAGAGAACTAGCCGTAGGTGCATCGTTTACAGGGGTGATATTAATAGTCTTTAAATAAGTGGTAGAGTATGTTATACCATCACTTACTTGGTACCCTATAGTAGTATAGGGACTACCATTAGCATTTAGCACAGGAGTATATATTAGTAACCCTTCTGTGATACCTGTAATAGATATTGACTGGTTCAACGTTACGTTAGTACCGTTATACGCTAGATTCCCTACGGTAGGTAGTACAGTGATCTTTACACTTACAATCACATCCCCTACGTCTACGTCTGAAAAAGGAAAGTCAGTAGTATCAAATACTTTAGTTGTATCTTCATTTACTGTTACAGTAGTACTTGTACTAGTTGGAGCATCATTGATAGCAGTTACATCGATAGTTAGAACGTAGCTAGCTGAGAAGTCTGTACCATCATTTACTTGGTACCCAATAGTAGTGTAGGCTGTACCATTAGCGTTAGCCACAGGTGTAAACACAAGTGACCCACTGGTGATATCAGCCACAAGTATCTCTTGGTTTAGTGTGACACCTGCTCCACTTAGTGTGAGTGTTCCAGCCGTAGGGAGAGTAGTTATCTTGACACTTACTAGTACATCACCTGAATCTGCATCAGCAAATGGAAAATCTGCTGTAGTAAGTACTCTAGCAGTATCTTCATTAATTGTTATCGTAGAACTTGTACTTGTAGGGGCGTCATTCACTGCTGTTACGTTCACTGTTAGTACGTACGCCGTAGAGAAATTTGTACCATCATTTACCATATACCCTATAGTCGCATATGCAGTACCATTTGCATTAGACGCTGGTGTAAATACTAATAGCCCGTCTGTAATAGATGCTACAGGTATCACTTGATCCAATACCACAGCAGTACCACTTAGAGTCAACGCACCTACTGTAGGAAGAGTGGTGATCTTCACACTTACTAGGACATCACCTGGATCAGTATCCGCAAATGGAAAGTCCCCTACTAGGAGTACTCTTGCTGTGTCCTCATTGATCGTTATTGTAGAACTTGTACTTGTAGGTATTGCCATGTTGTCTCCTTAGGTTATATTAATGTGCCACGAATGGCACATTATATACTCTACTCAGATTTGATGCCATCTCTCTGAATCTGCATAGTCTTCAGGTCTTGAATCTCTTCTGCAGTTAGGTCTGGTAGGTCTTGGATGTTGTACTTCTTGATCTCTTTACGAGTTGTCACTGTACGTCCTTTACCATCTTTACCCTTCACTGCAATACCACATGTAGCATTCTTTAGCATGTCATAATATGCTTGTGGTACATGCCACTCTACGTTGAATGGAATCACGATCTTAGGTAGTGTGATAATACTGTTACTGATGCTCAAGTATGGAGTACTTTCATACTCTTTCATCTGTGGATCATTACATGAAATGATACATCTACGTAGCTTAGTCATAGCCTTACGTTGTTCTGCAATAGCATCCTGTACGATCTCTTCATCAGTACGTTCTGCTTTAGGAGTAGCTTTAACCACTTCTTTAGTAGTAGGTTTCATAGCAGCTTCAATCAGCTCTAACAGCTTTGCATCTGTTACATTACTCTTGTACTCAACCCCAAGCAAGTCAGCTTTCTCTTTTAATAACTCTCTAGGAGTTGGTACTTTGGTTTCTTCATTCATTACATATTCCTTGTTTATCTTTTTATTATAGTCAGGATGATACCTGACTTATTGTTAGATCTCCCTAAGGAGATTACCTAGTTGGCTAGGGGTTACCCCTTAGCCATTGTGAGGACTTTAGCGATCCATTCAGGACGAAGGATCATTGTTCCCTGCCAGAATTGGATAGAGCTATATCCGATTTTCTCGAATGGATCATCAGCATTAGCGAATGTACCAGGCTTACGAACAATGATATTGAACTTATCATTAGAAGCACCACTTGATTGGAAACGGATGTGAGCAAATGAACCACTACCTACAACAAGCATAGGGTATACATTGTACTTAGTACCATCATTCAAGTAAGTAAGATCTGAACCAACATTCTCACCAGCACCTACGTAACCCATCATCTCAGGGACAACAACAATACGGAATCCAGCTACAGCACCAATCTCACCATGCAATGCATTAGCGTACTTACCAGATGCAGTCATTTGAGCATACTTCTCGATAGGAACGAGTGCTTTAACATTGTGGTAGTCAGTCATACGCATGAGAGTAGGAATCATCTCAGATCCAACGAACATATAACGAGCAGCAGAGATGTTCAATACATCAGTATCCTGTGAGCCAGTTACAGCCTTAGTGTCCTTAGAACAGCGCATATCATCAAGTGTTACACCCAACTTAACCAAGTCATCATATGCTACTACAGAGTTCAACAAATCAGTTGCATTGTATCCAGTTGTTGCCAATGATGTTGCATCACCAGTATAACGAATCACACCAGCACCAGCTAGCAAGTCCATCTGTACGATATCTTCAGATACTTCACGAGCACCACGAACACTTTCACGATTGATGTGCGTATACAACTCAGCATCAGTATCGAAGTCCATAGAGTCTTTAGACCACTCATAGAAGAAACCAAAGTTAGCGATATCCCCCTCAATCTCTAAACGCTTGAAACCAACACGGTTTACACGTCCACCAGCCTCAGACAACGTAGGTAACTTACCAGTGATATAACCAGGATTCTTAGATGAACCATACAAGTTACCAGATGCATTTACAGCAGCTCCTGCAGTAGCAGTACCTTTGTTAGCAACAGTTGATGCAGCACCCTTAAAGTAAGCAGCTACAGCCTCATCATATGTATCATACGCTATGTTAGCAATATCAACACCAAATGTCTTCTTAAACACTTGCATAGCACTCGCTTGAGCAGCAGTCAATGCAGCAGCAGCATCAGCACCATTTCCAATCACATAGATAGTTTGCCCTTCAGCAGGTACGATCTTGATAGTTACTTCATTTGCAGTAGACAACCCACTTGCATCCAAACCTTGGTCGTTGATATTACGATCATCCAATAGTGGAAGGTAGTGATACTTCTTGATCTTCTGTCCATAGTTCTTTGTTAGACTCTCAGAGTCACCTAATTGTGAAAAGTACTCAGTCTTAGCTGTCTCAATGAGAGCTTTACGCTTGTACTCGTATGTGTTAAATTGTGCACCAACAGTACTGTTAGTTCCATCTCCGTATGTAATACCCATCTTTTATCTCCTAGATAAACTTAGCACCAGATTCTACCAACTTCATGAACTCTTCATCACTCAACTTAGTTGGGTCATATTTCTTCACTGCAGTTGTCGTCTTCTTGGCGCTTATACCAGCTTGTTTCTTCTGTTCTTTTACCACTGGATCTTCAACTTTCTGTACAGGAGCTTTCACTTCTGGAACCGTATTGGCTTGTGCCTCATTCATAGCTGTAGCAATCTCTTGATACATAGCTAGGTCAGTCATACCATTAGTTCTACCTAAGAGTCTACGTTGGTCTATCATCCCTTGGATCTTCTCAAATCGTCCCATTTGAATCTCTTCATTTAGTCCTTTGATAAGATGGGGATTGTCCAACATGATCTTCTTAGACTCAGCATCCCATACTTCTGTCACCACTTTACTAGTCACTGCAAACTCAGGTGTATCCTTGATAGTATCAATGATCTCCTCGAACTCCACTTCTGCTTGACTAATACTATAGTCTCTAGCTTTGTACTCTACCTTTGCATCAGGATCAATATCCAGTGGATCAATCCCAGCTTCTTTCAAAGCCTTCTTGATCACATCAGGATTACGATTCTTGAAGTCCATCATCTCATTCAGTTCATCATCAGAGATGTCTTTCAACATCTTGATACGTCCTAGATGAGGTTTGATAGCAGTAGTCTTCAGTGCATAGTTACTAGCCATAGCCAGTGCAGCTTTGAAGTCCTCAGGACTCTTCAACCCAGGCATCACCTTACCGTTTGCTTTGTAGTCTGATGTTACTTGTGCATAGAATGCTTTGTAGTCGATTTCAGTAGTTTCTGGAGTACCCTCTTTTGTGTCTTCCTTAGTCTCTTCTTCCTCTTCATCACTATCAGTAGTTTGAGATTCTGCATCCTCTTCCTCTTCAGACGTTTCGCTAGTTTCCTGGGTATCCCCTTCTGTGTCAGCTACTTCCCCTTCAGTCTCTTCAGGTGCAGTGTCCTCAATGACCTCAGTCTCTTCTACCACTTCTTCCTGTGGTAGGTTGTTCATATGTTGTTCGAACTCTTCATCGGACATACTATTCAGATCTTCTGCCATAGCTTACTCCTTATCCGAGTTTGCTACATAGTCAGCATTGTCTGCTAGTGTTTGTAGTGCAGCATGGTAGTTACCACTCACTTGGAATGTATACCCTACGAAACCATTGATACTCTTTAGGATATCAATCAGCTTGTCAGTATCATATTCACCTGTGTTCTTAGCAATAGCTTCACCTAGTGCTTTAGGATACTCATTAGTATATCCATCTACTACGATCATCTTATAGTCCTCATTATCCATGAGACGTTTGAGTGCTTCACCTTTAGCTACAGCTTCTTTAGCAGCTTTGTTAGAGTCTTCGATTAGTTCGAGTTCCTCGTTTGTCATACATGTCCTTTTGTGTCCCTACTGTGTAGGATGTCTTGATGTTGAGCTTTTACAGACTTCACTATTTGGTCTACTTTGAAATCTTAACTGAAACTTACTTAGTTTGTCAAGCTCACAGTCCTTTCTTAGGCTGTACCATAGTCTCGAAGGCTCTCTGATCTAGCATGGCTTTTCTGTCGAAGTCTTTCTTTTCCATCTCTTGCTGGTGAGTGATTCCAGCATCTTCCATAAGGAACTTCTGGTCTAGCATGTCCTTCTCACTTGACACCTTCCCAGCCTTAGCCATCTCATTCTGTGTCTTAGCAGCTTTGAGTTCATAGTCGATCTCATTCTCTCGTGCTTTAGCTCTCTCATTCTGTACCTGTGCTGCTAACATCTGTAGCTGTAGTTGTTTAATCTGCTCAGTCATAGGATCTTGTTGTGGTTGGAACTTCTCTATCTTCTCAGCTAGCTCAGGCATCTTTCTAAGTTTAGCTATCTCAGCCTGGATTGTTCTTGCCAGTTCTGGGTCCATACTTGCAGCATTCGTCTGTAGCATAAAGCTCAGCTCTTGTGCCTTCTGGTTGTCACTCTCTGCTGTACTGATTGATAGTCTTAAGTCGAAGTCTCCATTTAGGTCATCTCTCTTCACTGTACGGAACTCTTTGTTTGTGATACGAATCACTTCTTCATCATCTAACCATACTGCATTCATAGCGATAGTCTTTCGTCCTATCTGCTCTAGCCCTTTGCTTAATCTTCGCAGGATTCCTAGTTCTCTCTTGCTTGCAGAGTCTAGTGCTCCTCTTACTCCAGCAGCAGTATTCCCTAGGCTTGCTCCACTCACTCCTGCACTGTAGGCCTTCACACCTGTGAGACTCTCAGCATCAGCATTCTGTAGTTGGATCATCTGCATTGCACTCTGAGGGATCTCAGGGAAGCTTTGCATGTGTATTGAGCTTCTAGGGTCGAATCCTTGGTTATAGAAGAAGTGTTCACCATTGTCGAACTTCTTCTGGTTTGTCACATCTAGCATGCCCTTAGACATACCTACCTGTCCATTGGCACTTCTACCCATTACATCTATCATTCCACGGCTTACAGCCCCCATGATGTCTTGCTTGTCCTCTAGGAGAGCACCATCTGGTTCTCCATACACACTCTTACGGATTGGTAGATACTGTACTGCTACGAATGGTAGTTTCTTATCAGGATATGGTAGTTCTTCTAGTTTGATCATAGTAGTTGTATTTGCTATCCATACCGCCTTGATAGGAGTAGTGATACCATTCCCATCTATATCCCAGTACCCATAGTACTCGTATGCTGTGAGTTTCTTTCTAGCATTATCTTTGAACTCGAATCCACCTACACTCTTCTTTTGTCCTGATAGGAATTCTTCATCTGAGCTAGTAGGTCCAGGTGTCTTACCATCCTTACCGAAGATCTCATCTAGATTCTTATAGCTACCATCTCTCTTCAGGTCACTCATACTTGTCTCGAATGGCATGATTACGAACTGTGCTCTATCTAGGTCACCTTCACATGTAGGATCTACCACACACTTATCGTACTCACACACTCTATACCTAGGTTGATTCTTTACCTTTACCTTACGTTTCTCTTTCTTAGTACCAATCACCATAGGAGTAGGATCTTCCATACGGATCATAGCTTCTTCCTGAGTCATCTGTCCTGTCATCACTTGCTGCTGTAGGTACATCTGTAACTGCTCTGGAGTAGCTTCTACATCAACTTCCACCAGCTTCTCAGTCTCTTCGTATTCCCACCCTACTTGCACAATTACAGTACCTTCATCTACTGCAGTTCTCACATACTCATTGATGAATGCTACCTTGTCTATCTTAGTATTCATTTGGTAGTTCAGTACTATCTGATTGTCCTCAGCACCTTCGCCATCTTCCCATGTTCTAGGAGCCACTTCGAACATATCCTTAGTACTTAGGAAAGGTTCTTCTAGTGCTGCGTATCTCCACTCAGCTTGTGTACGTATCAGCTTAGGCTGTACTTTACTTCTACCCTTAGGGATAGTGATCTTCAGCTTAGCAGCTAGGTTCTCCAGCCACTTCTCTACCTTTGCTACTTGTTCAGAGTGACTTGCTTCTGCAGATGTTAGATCATTCTCTAGATCTGCTACTGTAGGAGGTGTCTTCCAGTCTACCAATTTACTCTTCTTGGCATCATCAGATTCTAGTTCATTATCTTTCATATGTCACCTTAGTATTATATTATTGAAAGTATACCATATCTAGTAGCCTAGCATACTTGGATTCACGAATGATGCTCCTACTCTACCTCTATTTCTGTGGTATACAGTACATTGCATCTCTCTGTTGCTTTCGTATCCACTTGCTTTATGCCATGCATCTTTAGGAGCTAGGGTTCTATAGGTTATCACTGTACATCCCCCATACTCCTTCTGGCTTAGGTGATGTACATGTCCAGTTCTCCACACTCTATTTGTTGTACCTGCCCACATATCTGGTTGATCTACAGCCATGAGGAGTGGTAGGTTGTCAGCCTTTGCTGTATGCCCATGTGTATCAGCTAGTAGGTTCACACCAAATTGATAGTAGTGGTGGTGAGCTGCTTTGTCTAGCACTTCTAGTCTAGGCTCATCGTAGAATCTCTGTCTGATTGCCTCATTCATCATGATAGCACTGTGTTCATTGTGATTGCCTATCACACTCCTGTATAGGACTTTCTTGTGCTTCTGTAGTGCTAGTAGGATCAGATCTACTACACATTGTATTCCTGCTCTCAGTACCTTAGCATATCTTCCATCTACATCTAGTTTGTTTCCAGAGTGGGAAGTCTCATTGCTTGCATTGTCTGCATGGAAGAAGTCTCCCACATCTAGGATGTGTGCTGTCTCAGCTGCAGGACTATGATACACTAGGTGGTTCATAGCTTTACGTAGGATGTCCACACTCTTCTCCAGATCCCAGTCATCTCCTGCTTCCTCTGCCCATGCATACAGCCCTGTGTGGTTATCTCCTATCGTATAGTCACATAGCAGTTTACTCATAGTACCTTTGGGGGCAGGAGTCAGTTCTATCTTAGGGATATCTGCACAGATCTCTTCCCATGCCTCTTTCATTGCATTGAAGCTATCTTCTTTATCCCGGTTAGCTATCACCCATCCTGAGACATTCCCCTCTTTATCCACATGCTTACTGATCCTCTGTATGCTGAATCCAGCAGGAGTCTCACTTGCATCTAGTGCTTTAGCAGGACTCATCGTAGCTGCTACCATGTAGTCTAGTCTTTTCACAGCACGTCTCACTGTGCTCTCATTCACTCCTAGGATTCTTCCTGCTTCACGGTAGTTCCCTTTTCCATCTATGGCCGCTTGGATCATCACCTTTTGTTTCTCATTCGCATACGTAAGCAACTGCTCAAGTCTGTGTAGTGTCATGTAATACCTTGAAGTTTAGAATGTTGTATCGTGTGAGATTATATCAGAAAAACCCAAAAGAGCAAACTTTTGGCTTATTGCTAGAAAGTAGTTTTTGGTTTTTTGCCAGAAGGTAAAATGTGATCACTCATCTTTGGTCTTGGAGGCTTATCGGAGCCACCGATTAATGTCAGCGCAGGTACGATGTCGCTCACCTTTGCCTTGCTTGTTAAAACCTTTTCAAAAAAGCCTGGCTCTTTTGGTTTTGCAGCTTCTCTCGCTTCAGCAGCTTCAGTATCCGCTTTAGCTTTCGCTAAAGACATATCTCCTAATCCAGCCATACTTATTCCTTTTTTGCAGTATTATTTAATAGTAGCATGCACTATTTGCAGACTACACTTGCAGCTTCTAGATCAGTAGCATACAGCTTCATCTTCTCGTAATTGCTTAGTACCTTACGATACACACATATCATATCATCACCACAGCTTGTATTGTCAATAGGTGGTTTCTCCACAGTAGGTACTACACACTTCTGAGGTACTTTTATATATTGCACTTCCTTACCACAGCCACTAATACTGATAACTGTCAAACTTAGCAATAACATCATTACATGTTGCATTTGCATCCTCCCATTGGTAGATCACTTTGATCCTATCTTTATACACTGTATGATTAATTATTTTGACTTTATTGTATTCATCCATCTTAGATTCATGCTCTGCCTTATTAGCTTCGATCATAGCATTCTGTAGTTCGATGTATGCTTGGAGTCTATCGTTCTTTCTACCTAGCTTCTCGTTATCCAGACGGAGACTCTGTACGTACCATACTAGTAATACTGTCATTGTAGCTACTACTAATTCTTTCCAGTAGTTAATTAGATATGTCATCCACATTCTTGGTCTCCTTCTTCAGCCCAAGCGCTACAGCCACTCCAGCAAATAATGCAGCAGTACCTATACCATAGTCTTGGTAGTTGAATGCTTGCCCTTTATAAACTACTGAGAATACAGATAAACCAACACCTGCTACTATAGCCAGTATAGCCAGGACTTTAGTAATGTCAAATGTCTTATTATCGACTTCAGTAAACCAGTCATTGAGTATCTTCTTGATCTTATCCATCATACTATCTCTAGTGTTACTACTTGCTTTACAGCTAGTGCATCTGTTATCTTGGGCAGCAGCCTGCTCATAGCTACTTTACTACCACCTACCCAATCATCATCCATACGGTCATTGACACTTCCTACGATGATGCACCCTTCTGTATCCCTACTATTATTACCGGCGTGAATTCGGACACCTGTAAATCCAGGCACATTTAGTACTTCTGGTAGTACCTTCTTGAATCTGGGGCTCATAGACATAATGACCTTATACGTACCTCTAGGTATAGCAGTCTTATCCTGTACCTTCTTACCACCTGCCTCTAGACCTCTATCAGCATCTTCTACAGTGAAGCATTCAAATACACCATCAATGTACATTTTACCTTCAGTGAATCCTGCAGTACCTTTGTTTCTTACTAGTTTCATTTTCATTTTCTATCCTTACGCATGTTTGATTACCCACAGAAGTACAGTTACTACAGCTATCGTTATTGGTAGTGCCCAGGCTAGAGCTTTAGCAGTATATACAATCAGATCATATAGCTTACCACCCTTGTTAGCATCAATAGCTACTTCGTTTAGTCTTACAGACATTGCATCTTCTTTATGTTCTATAGAGGCCTCTACAGCATCTATACGCTTATGTAGTCTATTGACACTATCTTTATTAGAGCTATCAATATTAGCTATCTTTTCCAGTATTACAGCATTCTGACTCAGCGCTTGTATTACTTTGTCCATCTTATCATCAGTCTTCTCAACAGTAGTAGCTAGTCTATCTATAGATGTAGTCACATGATTAATAGCCTCATCATGTCTTACTATCATCTCTTTTACTGTTGAATCGTCCATGCTTACACCTTACATTTTTGCTACTGCTATTGTACCATAGCTTTCTTATTCTTGTATGTCTTATATGCAAGTCTCGGATACTTCACTATATGTCCTATTGTACCACCTGCTACTATCATAGTTCTCCATCCTATAGATACTTTACAGTTCTTTAGGTTGTACCAGAAGTTCACAGCTGGAGTAATCAGACTGTATGTATGTACTACATCATAGTCATGGTTACAGCATGCTGCACTTATCTCATCACCTCTCCATTTTTCAGGGAATAGAGTACAGCACCCTCCATCTAGGAATCTCATCAGAACACCACAGCGTCTAGTTGTGCTTTAAACTCTGCTTCAGTTGGTGCTACACCTAAAGCTAATATCTCACCTTGATATGTTCTAGCCTTAGCCCAAATATTTGAAGCATAGATAATGAACTGATTAGCAATAGCATTGTGAGCGCTTGAAGCAGTCACAGCGTACTTAGTGAAAGCATCAATATCCTTAAAGGCAAGACCATTTGCTTTATTGTAATCAGCTACCTTACCCTCAATATAATTAGTAGTGTAGTCAGTAAAGTGCTGAACCAACTGAGCCGTTTGTTCCTCAGCTGTGTAGAGGATATAGTTAGGACGATATTCAACTATATTACCAACTTTGTTGAAGTACATAGTACCATCAACTTGTTTTGC